GCTATTTCGAGGCTATCGTAAGTAATGGCGATATTTCCCTGTATGTTTTCCATTTTCAAATGAAATTCCGACACCGCACGCACATAGTTATTGTTATTCCTATTGTTGTTGTTCGTGTTTCCGTTGTTGATATTCACGTTCCACGCACACCACGCGCATTTTCTTCTGCGATTAACTTGCTCTTAACTCTAAATGAGAGTACGCAGACCTTTTCATTAAGAAAATTACTCACTCCCAAAAGCCTTGACCGTTGGGACACTCGTTTACACACTTTTAATTCTATCTGCTGTGCCTTTCCGCCACGCAGCCAATTGTTGGGAAATATCAGCCATTAACTCCGATATATTCACAAACTTTTGAGTAGGTATGATAGCATTTTCATTGCTCAAACGCAAATAAGTATTAAGTACCGTGAATTTGGTAAGGCACTTGTCTATGTAACTCAGTTTGGTCTGCAGGTTTTTCTCATCGTATGCGTACACGATTAACGCTATTAAATCTGTCGCCGTATCGAGAGCTTTCTCCCACAGCCAACGTCGCCACTTAACAGGTACACTATCCGATAGACTACACATCATTTGTATAATCTGATACATGTCCTTATATGCTTTCGCCGTGTTTACTGCCATTTCGAGCGCAAAGGTACTGCTTTTTTATCAGATAATCAAGATTTTTTCAAAAAAAATTAAAGCGCTTCGCTCCTAAAAGCGAAGCGCAAAGAGTAAAGGATTAAGAATCAAAAAGAAAAGCCGACACCGCACGCACATAGCTATTGAAACTCCTAATGAGGTCGTGCGTGCTTCCGTCGTAGATAAACACGTACCACGCACACCACGCGTTACACTGTGTACTTGACCAATGCCAATACCAATCATCAAGAATTTTACGTAGGTTATATCCATCTTCTATCGCAGGGGTCATTAACGAATCTATTGCAGAACCATTGAGGAACATCAAATACAATTCTCCAGCTGATGGCAACCAGCGATTTATCCTATAATCAGTCTGACTTCCTACACACCAATTAGCCGCAGGAGCGTCAGACCCACAGAACGCAAGCAGTTTAGCAGTATTCAAATTTCCATTCATATCCTGACGAGCTGCCTCCATCATCGGTTCCCAACCATTGGTTTCATAGTCATAAGTTGGCATAGTTGGGATTAACTTTCCAAAGAAGCGGTTTGCAGTCCATGTTTTATACTCATCAGAATACGATTCAGATTCTATCATAAACGAACCATCTACTGTTGATACGAGGATATATCCGCCATAATAATCATCGTCCCAACTTTCTTCATCCGCCAATCCCCATTCTGCATATTCTCTACGCTCATCCCAATCGTTAATGTATTCTTCGGTTATGTAAGGGATATAGCGATAAACACCATCGCCTGTCTCCTCATTTGTTTCTCTCCAATAACCAGCAGCACCTAAATAGAACACACCTAATGGTAAATTCCATAATGCAATGATACGATTTTCCTGGGAAGCTTGAAATGTAAGTTGGAACGAAGCTCCAAAGCCATCCAACTTTGACACTACAGAATAATGATATCCATGTATAACTTCAAATGACACCTCTCCATTTTCATCCACCTCTAACTCTTGACGAGGAACATTTACTATTGGCGTTCCAGCAGAGAACATGTCTAAATAAACCTTTGCGCCTGTCACATCTGCACGCTGACTGCCATCGTAAGCGTTTACCTTAACCGTTACGCGTTCGCGCTGAAAGTTGCCAAAGGATTCGATTACCTCGCCTTGTGCATTAACTAACGCTAACAATGTGCCACCGACCATTTCGGGGGTAATACTTTTTGCCATTACAGCATTTTGAATCTCCTCCGCTGTGTTGCGAAGTTCCTCTGTGTTAAATTCGTTTTTCATTTTTATGCAAATTGAATGTTAAACTGCTTTGTAAATACATTTGTAAATATTGGTATCTTGGTAGGATCTGCGGCACCTTGTATATCTTCCATACCTGTATCTTCTCCTACAACGGTTTTCAATTCCTCTGTAAGCGTATCATGCACCATGCTTGCTGGAATTACGCCATCCACCTTATAAACGCTAACCACCTGCTTGTTTAATACATCTGTAAGATCATAATCTAACACTTGCCCTACAACTAAATCATCCGTAATAGACAAACCATTGCGTTCTGCTATTACTAACGCCGCCTCTAACGATCCACAAACTTGCAAGGCAATATCGGCGATACATTGTCTATCTTGTACAAAAACTTTCATTATTCAACTTTGATATTATTGCCGTTTACACTTACATGCTTTACCTCTACACCTGCAGCTTGACACATCTTCTTTGCACGCGCACACCACAAACGCGAGGTAGAACCATGCTGTAATTTAATAACCTCGGCACCTACCAATGGTTGAGTTCGATATTCTCCGCGATTGGCGCGAACAACATGCTCAATGACTTGCGAAGATATTTCCGAAAGTACAAGGCTACCGTTTTCTACTAACAAATCGCCTGTAGCTGTATCAACTGTAAGTCCAATCATTTTAATTCTCCTTGTATATTGATTGTTTTATTATCTATGGTAGCTGTTGCCGTTACCTCCGCTTCTTGGAATGCTTTTTCAATAGCTGCAACGATTGTTTCTGCAACGATCTTAGTAGCAGGATAATTTGCAGACGCTTCGGACTCAATCCTCGCAAAACCAATTTCAAGAGCTTGTTGTATGTCTTCTTTATTAAATGCCATTAGTGTTTGATATTATCATCTACTATTTGTGTGAAGTTCTCTTTGTTTGCCAAATGAGGAGCAAGACTTGCCACTAATGCACCCTTAAAAGTAGCTCCGCCATCCATAGGGGCTATGGGTGCCGATGAAATAGCATTTATGATTGCGTCTATTCGCCCCGACATCGTTTGTAACTGTGTCTTCAACTCATTGCCGTTAATCATAGTTTCGCTACCATCGTTAAAAGTAACTTTACCATCCTCTAATTTCAACACAGATCCATCGTTGATCTTTATCTCTGCCGTTTGATCCGTTACCTCAATAGCAACTTTTTCTGTTGTTAGTATTACCTTGGTTATTTTGGTAGTGAGTACCACACAAGCGACTGATGGATTAAGAAAGCCGACAACAACATACGAATCTTTAGCAGGAAATAAAACCACACCATCCTCTCCATTTTGATCTGCCTGTAAATTTACACCTGTAAAAGGTGCGCTCTCATCAATAGGTGTACATTCAATAGTACGTGCCTCCTCATCTATCTCATCCACAATGCAAACTTTGAAATACAGTTCCAAGTTCCCACCTAAAACTATCTGCCGTATAATATCTGCTATATTCATTCTGCTACCCTCGCTCCAAGTGTTATGTCTTGACGGAATCCTCCCGCCCCGAATGTGATTGTATTCTTTTGTACTTGATACTTACCTTTGCGCTCACCATTTATCTTTACACCAATAATGTCAAGCCTATCAAGCAACACATGCCCGAAAGTTGTAAATGATCCTGTAAGTCCATCGCGCTTTAATCGTTCCAATTCTTGCTCTCCCCACGCTTTCGCCTCTGATTCATTTTTCCCATAGCAATGTATAGTGCGACGTTCTCCGTCATTATCCCCAACCTCTACCTTAATCTTATTCTTATTGTCAGGTTGTAAACTAACGACTTTTAACTTTATCTTTACATCTTCGGAATTTTGCTCATCAAGACTACTATCCGATATTATATTTACACCTGTTTCAAAAACTTGTCGTATGCCTGTATTATGATCAAACATTACACCGCAATATAATACAGGTTTTTCATCTTCCAAACGAAAGAATGTTTTTATACTATTTTCTTTAAGGTGTGCTAATAGTTCAGCCACATTGTCCACATTTACACGATATTGCCCAACATTTTGCTCCCCAAGCACCTTGAGTGTGTAATTTAGATTTTGATCTTTCAACAGATTTTCAACTGTGACATTCTTATATGTCTTTTTGACAGCAGGTGTTTGCTTCAACACAAACATCTCATCCTCACACTTAATTTCTATAGGTGCCTTAAAGCCCTTTTGTAACACATACCCTTGGAATGCCAATTGCAAATCATCATCATAGCCAAGCCATACCGTTACTTGGTCACCTCGCTTGATAGGGTTAGAACTTTCTCCTTGCCATTGTATTTTACGAGGAAGTACAAGCGTACAAGTCGTAGTCAGTGCGTCCATGTCTCGCACGATTTCACATGAGGTGATCTTTTCAAATACCCATGTCTTACTACCCTTAATTTCTATTTTTGAACACAATTTAAGCACGGCTTAAATAATGATTAAACGGTATTTAATAGTCAGTAGATTGTATAATATAATCGTCATCAGACAAGGCAGAAACCTCTACAACTTGTCTATTGGCGTATGTCATTTGCTTTGCAGAAAAACCAGTCACTACAATTTTGTTAATGCCAAACACATCCAAAAATGTACTACTCGCTTCGAGTGATTGGTTTTCTTCGAGGACTTCGCGCAATGTACTGATAGCACTTTCAGGATATTGGTCAATAATTTGGTTATTCTCATCAACAGACACAATACCAATACTAATTGATAATTGATAGTCGCCATCAGTAATATATTCCTTAATGGTTCCTGCACGCCCCACAATGGCAGTCTTCACAATTTCTTTCTGCTTTGATATATTGATTGTTACATCAGGGATTGTTAGTACTCCCTTTTCAGGAACACGAACAACCAAATCTGTTAGCACATTACGCCCCAGCCAATAATCCTCACTCCCTTGCCATTTTGTTTCTGCAAGCGAAATAGAACGATCTCCTGTAGAAACAGCGGATGATACAACCTGATTGCGCAAATCGCCAAGTTTATAGTCAGTCGCTTCTGATTGATCTAACGGCTTGAATTTATACAGTAATGGACGCACAACCTGCGACGCAACACTTGCAGCTACCAAGGCAGCATTTACTATTTGTAAATTATAGTTTCTCATATCTTACAAAGCAAGGTTTACATCATTAACCGCAGATAACAAGGCTTCGGCAACCATACCCTTTATGCGTTCTGTGCTTTCCTGCATGTTCGTTGTTTGAATTGTAAATGTGTCTATCAATTTATCAATGGTAATGTTTATGTTCTTTATGCGATCAGTTTTATCAGCAGAACCACCTATACCGTTTATTCCTGTTGCAATTGGATCATTTTCTACAAACCCCTCTCCACCTACTGTAGAACGACCTGTCCCTACGCCTACAGGATTATTCTCGGGGTGATCTTCCCCCCAACTTTCATCAGCTCGTGCTTTACCTGCCGCCTTAATTTCTTCCCAACCGAATACTTTTGCTGCTTTGTTGTATGCCTCAACAATCCAACCAACGACGCTATTAAACTGATCACGAATCCAATTAATCGCCTTTGCAAAAAATCCTTTAATCTTATTTATTGCAGCTTGGCATGTGGTTATCAAAGGTTCGAAAACTGTAGAAAATTTATCGGCAATTGTTTGAGCAATGCCAGATACCCAAGATTTTATGCGCTGACCAAGTTCCTTAAAACGCGCCAAGACGCCTCGCATAGAATTAACTATCAATGTTCCCACATTCCGTAACCATTCGCCAATAGAACCAAAGAAAGCTTTTACTTTTGCAATAGGTTCTTGAATAGCCCCGACAAACCATTGGAAGAAATCCGTCAATTTTGCAGTTGCTTCTTTTACCCCACCTGTGATCCATCCCCACAACTTACCAAACAGCATACCTATCATTCCAAAGATTCGCTTAATAACCTCCCAAGTGGTAAATATGAACACACGAAATCCTTTGCATTTATTCCATAGTGCTTGTATGATTGCAATGATAGCTGCAATAGCTGCTGCAATCCAGCCAAGAATAGGGATATTCATAATCGCAACACTCACGGCACGGCAAGCATTAACAGCAACTGTCTTGAATGCCGTAAAACTGATAGAGGTCAATCCCAATGTCATCCCAAAAGAGTTAAGACTAATTGTAGTCGCTATAATGTGATTGCGTATCTTTTTCCACATACCACCCCAGTCCAATGCACGAACAAACAACATTGCCTTTCCAACACCAATAATCAAAGGAGATAGTTGGGCAAGTGGGGTCAGTGATTTCATCATCACGGACATCCAAATACCAAAATCTCCTGTAACATTGAAAATGGAGATTTTGAAATTATCAAAATTGGATTGTATGCGAGAAAGTCGTTCATTATAAGATTCCATAATGATTTGACTTTGCTCTACAGCAGTATTGGTACCTGTAATGGCTTCTGTCCATTCTTTTACTTGATCAATGCCTTGTATCAACGCCATTGCAGCATTAGTATTCTCACGACCAAATAATTTACTAAATAGAGCTGCGTCATTCATTACAGGCTTTAAGAATACAAGGCGATCTGCAAGGCTCTTGGAGTTGTCCGTCAGTTTGTTAATATCAACGCCTGCAGCATTCAATTCCTCGCGTACATCTTTAGGCAAGAAACGCCCGCGTGCAAGTGTAGTCATAACATTACGCAAGGCAACACCACCCTCACTGCCTTTTTTACCAGCTTTATCAAGTACCTGTATCGCAGCATTAGTTTCGGCAAATGAAACGCCTGCAGCCTTGGCTGCCATACCACATTGCTCAAGTGCAACTTTTATTGTTGGCAGTTCGGCAGAACCCTCACGACCTGCGGCAGCCATGATGTTCATCATTTCCGCCATTTTTCGACTTGCAGCCATTGGATCTGCAAGCGAAACACCATATTGGTTCATCGCAGTAGTCAAGACCTCTGCCGCTGCTGTAGTATCTCCCCCCATCGTCTTACTTAATATGGCGATATTCTTACCCATTGCAGCAAGAGCTGCACTATCCTTGGTAAGTTCAGGAGATAATTGGGACAACAAAAGTTTGTACGATTCCACAGATTGTGCTGCAGAACCGCCAAACTCCTTTGCTGTAGAACGAGCGAACCGCTCGATCGTTTCTAACTCTTTACTTGTAGCGTTGGATATTGCTTGTAGATCTGCAAGCGAAGCATTGAGTTCTGCGCCAGGGCGTTGCATATTCTCAAAGCTTTGACCCAACCGATCAAAGTATTCTATAAATTGGTTCAGACCAAGCAACTTTCCCTCGAAAGAATCCCAAAAAGAGGTTGCCTCTGATAGATTCTTTTTGAGGGTATTAACACCCTCTGCCATCTCATTGACTACCGTATTACAGTTGCCCGAGATGTTGAAAGAATAGTTAAAAGAATAATTGCTCATAATGTGGTCATTTACCGTCCTTTGTAGGTAGAATATTTGTTAGTATTTCCATTTGCTTTTTCAGTCGAAATCCCTCCAACCAAACAGCTTGCTGAAAGAACATTGCCCATTCTTCATCCGATAATGATGTTGGATCAATGTGAAAATTAGCCCGAATTAAGGCACACCCCTTTGCAAATGATTGTATATCCTTGTCGGTTTCTTCATTACAAAGGGCGTATGCCTCTACAAGTTTTTTATCTCATGCATGCAAGAGCCTAACAAGCTGCCCATTGCAGTCATTGCTTGCATTTTAATAATCGCGTCTGACTGCATAACAGGAGAGCCACCAAGCCAACAATTATCGAACATCACTTCTGCGCCTTTCATTTCGTTTGTTTTGCTCATGGCAGATACTGCTTGCATTGTTTTCATGTCAGGGCGTTTGAAATACCCCACATGACACTCAGATACATCAGGGTCAGTAACACGCACTTCACTAATACGCCCATGCGTATTTTTCCATGTTTGAATGTTATCGGTAGTAACACCACCGTTAATCTCTTTGATCTCTTTTTCCTTGTTATTCATAATTGCTCAAAATTATATCGAGGCGGGCGTTTTACCCGCCCCGATTGTTAAACATTTTTTGTTGATTATTTCGTTTTTCCCCACACAATGTGCGATGGTAAAAGTTCGAGCTCTACCTCTTGTGACATATCGCCCTCTTTCCAATCGCGTTTGTTCTCTTTGAACTGACAATCACGAACTTTATCCGTAACGATTATGCCACTATCTGGCAGATAACTTACGGTAATGTCAAAAGGAGGAATGTCTTGCAAACGCCCTGTTGGGGACTGACTTTGCAACGCAATCACTTCGCTTTGGTAAAGCGTAATCTTGGCACTCGGAGTGATACGTCCCTTGCTTCGCGATACAGGATGACGACCAGCTCCATAATTATTTTGTACATCTTGGCTATCGCCATAAGCGATTGAAGTTATACCAACAGGAGGAACTCCATTTATGGCTACTACAATATCGCCCCAACTGTACTCAACACCGTTAATCAACGGTACTCCATCATTTACACCTGTCATTGTTGTTTCATTTTAATGGTTATACACTTTGTGCAAAGCCAATTTTGATTTTCAACTGACGCATAACTCCGACAGCGACATTCTTAATTACCATTTCCACGGTTGATGTGGCAAGCACATTTTGATCAGGATCAATCTCTACGGAATACCCGCTCAACTCTCCCGCTTTCTCCATTGCTTCAAGAGCACGGTTTGCAGTGAGTTGCAAATCCTCTACAACATAGGTCTCTAATTTACCTGTAGTAGCATCCACTTTGAGAGGGCGACCAAGTTTTGGTAATGTGTAGGTGCGAACACCACGCACAGCTTTGTCCATTGTGCGTACATTCTCAATATACGCATAGTCGCTCGTTGCTGAATCCATCGTGTGTGAATCATTGAAATATGCACCTGCAATGCCGTCATAAGTTACGAAAAACAAATAACGCGCAGTATCAAGCGTTTCAATAATAGCCGAATCTAAATCGCGTAACAATGTACCATCAGCAAAAGCTGGCAATGCTATTTTGGTTGGGAATTTCTCCACCCATGCTATACTCTCATGTACAGAAGCTGCAGAGCAAATACCAATCCACTCACCAATAGCAGTAACAGAAGCTTTACTTGTATTACTTTCATCAGTATAGAGTGTTGCAGCTGTTCCTGCACCATCCTGTCCGATAATCACAGAAACACCGTTGCGGTTCGATCCTGCAATGTCCTGCGCAAGCTGGGTAACATCGCCCACTTTGGGAGCATAGCAAATTGACAATGGCATGTTTTGCTGCTCAAGAGTTGTACGAATGCTTTGCAAGCTATTAAGATCTGTAGTGGTCATGGCTACAGAACCATTCCATACGCCTATTTGGCGGATTCTACCACCTGCAAAGTTCTGTATCTTCTTAATTTCTGCAAAGGTACTTGTTTCTGAGGCGGGGGAATAAATTCCTACATACAGACTAATCGCGGGATTGAGATTAAAAATCTCGGTCAATTGGTAATGCAACACACGGATTCCCCAATCAGATGAATCTGCTGTGATTCCTAACCCTTCTGCCGTTTCAATACTTGATACAGCTTTAATTCGGTCATTTGTGGTAAATCCATCAGGCAGAGTGTTGTGATAAAACAACAAAGCCGAAATGTGATCCTCTCCCGCAAGTGCACGAGGGACATTACCATTTGTTCTTTGGATAGTTAGTTTTTGCATTGTTGATAGTTTTTTTTGTTATTGTACATCCTTGCGTTTGAGGGTGATTACTCCCTTGTTGGACAAGGTGCGAGCATGATTCTTCGCATCATTGAGCGTATAGAATGCTGTACCATCAGAAGTAACATGCACCTCTTTCATGGCAGGATTTCCCTTGAAAATGCTTTTAGCAATTTTTTGAGCCGCTGCCATTGCAGTTGTTTTAGTAACTGCACCTGTTTTTTCTTCCTGTTTAGATACCTCTTGCTCAGGAGTTTCTTGTTTTGACACCTCTTGCTGTGAGGCTTCTTGTTGAGGTGTTTCTTGCTGCGTTTGTGCAGTCTTTTCTTGTTTCTTTCCCATGATTAAATGTGCATTAAAAGGGTTTTACATAGCGTTTGATAATCTTGATTGCAAACCATACAAGGAGTGCCAGTAGGCAAAATCCGCCGATAGTACACAGTGTTGTTTGCCACCAATTAAGACCTGTTTTTTGTATGGCTTCTGATTGGCTCTCCTTTTCACGATCAATATCAGTTTTATTTGTGATACTATCCATTACCGATTGTTGAAGATCAGACTGGGAAGTCGCTTGTTGCGTTGTGTGCGTTTCCTCTTTTTCTGTAGAGGTGGTTTGCGACTTTCTATCATGTTTTTCCGTCTTCCTACTTTTCAATGGCGGCGTTCCTGTGGAACTATCTACAGGTTGTGTTGTGTCAAATTCCTCTGTAATAGTTTCAGACACATCATTTGACTCACTTTCCATGTGGCGATTTGCTTCCGTCTTCTGTTGATCCACTTGAGACCGTAACAGATTCATCTGCAGCTGCAGGTTGTGAATTTGTTGCTCTTGTTCCTTTACGCTTTCTTGTAGAGATTGTTGATCCTGTACAGTCGTCTGTTGCGGAGTTTTGCAACTCACGAGCAACAATACAATCATCGGAATAAGGGCAATATGGAATTTTGTTAATAGCATTGGTCAGTCGTTTTACGGTGTTTTGCAGTGAGGTCATATCAACACGGAGTGGTTCTACGACCAGTTCCATTAAAATTGCAATAGCCTTTCGGTCATTATCTAACTCCCGCGAACGTACATCGGAGCGCATTTGATCTACCTCTGTTTTGAGTTTCGCAATTTCAGCTTCATGTTTTGATTTTAGCAATTTTGCCATCAACCATGCCGATATGGGAGCTGTAATAATGGCGGATATGAGAGGCAATACGATTTGCCATATTTCCTGCATTCTGCGTTTTGATTTTATTGGTTAATACCGATTTCGTTTAGCCAATCGGAAACATCAAACGAGGGACACGCTGTGTTTACATTGGACAACTCGCAATGCCCTACGATCCGAACATTGGGGTGTTCTTCGTGAAAAGCCAACACATAAGCTTTCATTGCTTGACATTGAGCTTCTGTACGAGTATCTTTTGGATTCATTCGTTTATCACAGCCACCTGCATATACAATATGCCTACTAACGCTGTTATAACCTTTTGCTCCATTAGTAATCTCCCATGTATCAACCCACGCGTCCTCGTTATTATTAACAAGTCTTTCGATTGTTCCATCCAAATGAAAAAGGTCAGTATAGCCCACTTGCTTCCACCCTCTACCACCTTTGGAGATAGGAGCGGTATGCCACGCCTGAATATCGGCGGATGACACCTCACGATTTTGAGGCGTGGCAGTACAATGAATAACAAGATATTTGAGCTCCTTTTTCATTTGTTGATAATTAACTATTATGCCTTGGCACTTACAATAGCACCTTGTCCCTCTGCTTTGGTAGGCAAGCACAATGTATAAGTGCGCATAGAGAATAGATTCGCTTGGTTTTCAGGATCCTGTGCAGCTTCAGATAGATATGCCTTTGTAGAACCATCAGCACGCATAGCGCGATGAAGTGTGAATGCTACAGAAGCTCGTACATCATTATCGGTTGGAACTGCACCAAATGCAACCTTGGTCTGTGAGCTTTGATTAAAGAACGGACACTTTGAGTACTCGTACACATCAAAGCCCAATAAGTTATATACCTTACCTGTTTGAGCATTGTAGAACTGATTAGCGAACTGCTGATCTATTTCCAGCAAATCTGCGACATGGTCAGGACACAAGACCAAGATACGCTCTCCATCAGGAATATCCGCATTATCAAATTTTCTTTTAAGTTCAATAATGTCAGCTCGTACCAATTTCTTACGACCATTAACAGTTGCACCGCTCGTAAGAACTACAGGCGTTTTGTCTGTGTTAGAACTTGGAGCAAGCGAGTGAATTGCACGCGCAAACTTAACCTCGAAGAAAGACTCTTTATGACGATCAATTACACTCTTCATTTTATCATAGGAAATAGCATGCAATTCATCATCTGTAATTCGGGTTGGATTGGATTGGTATTTATCAAGCGTAACAGCCTTATCACCATCAGGCAAATCTTCAACGGTCAGCGGATATGTGTTGTTATTAACAAGAACTGTAGGATCTGCACCAACATCAACAAGGTGGATTACATCATGTTTTACATATGCGTCATAACTACGAATACGGTTATACCATCCTACACTCTCAGCTGCTGTACGGAAAGCTTTGATTAACTCCCCTGTCCAGACTTCGGTATAAACGCCTACGCGCAATCCTGCAGGCACATCCGAGATAACCGTAGATAGAACACCTACACCATTAGTTACTACAGCACCTACAACAGGTGCTACACCTACTACGGTTGCAACCGTTGCGCCAAAAACGGTATTAAAGGCAACCGCTACAATTACGCCCATAAGGGCACATAAAAGTCGTTTCATTTTTTGAAATGTGTTTTGTTTGATTGATTGTTAGAATTGTGCCTCAACTCCATAGTGCTCTTTATAGAGCTTGCAGTACTCTTGGCGGTTTTCATTACGCAGTTTTTCCAATTGTTCAGGAGTGCAGTTCTCCCACTTGAGTTCAGCGTGTTCAGTTCGTTGGCGAATCACGTCAGTTGGCTTGGTTACGGGTTGGAAACAAGACAAGGTATTGCGTAACTCCTCAATACCGACCTTTTCGCCAAGATTAACGAAATGCGCCTTTTGCGCTTCTGTGATACGATGTTCCGCAATAGCTGCAGCAACCGCGTCATTAATCGCAGCCAGTCGCAACTGTTTGTTTTCGTTCATCAGAGCTTCAATCTGTTGAACTACAGCGTCCTCGGTAGCATTGGTAGGCAAACCGAGCTTAAGCAAAATTTTGTTCATTTGAAAAGTTGTTTTATTGGTTTGTATTTTTTCCGCTTCTCCATCTTCCATAGATACAGCGGTGTTTGTATTCAGCAATGGCAGGTGTTCATTTTCCTCCCCCATCGCAAGGGTTAGAGGTTTACCGTCTTTATATAATTGTGCAAGTTGTAAAGCGTCATCATTAGCTCCGATATCAACAACCGAAACCTCTTCAAGTTTCCACTTTACAATAGTTGGGCGCGTCTGTCCCTGTACGAGATATTGAGGATCCTCTGACCATTCAAGAATCTCAATACCTGCTGACAGCATTCGCAATGTACCACGCTCCCATTTAGCTGCAATGATCTTCTCCTCCTCTGTATCTGTGTCGAATTTAGGTGTACCATAGATAAAATCTCCCTCTACACGCAAATTCTCAATAATACCAATAGGCATATCATTACGCGATCCGCGCCTGTGCATATACAATAATGTAGGGTTTTTGCGATATTGCTCTAAATCGCCACCCTCTGTTAAGACACGCGTGCCGTAACAATTCAAACGGCTTGATGAAATAATTGCTTCTTTACTCATTGTTTTTGAATTTTGAAAAAATGGCGTGAGGTCTGCCAAATGTTAGCCTGTGTTTTGGCAGCCTCACTGCCTCCCAATCGCAAAAAGGGGTTTGTGGCGGGGGCGGGAATCGAACCCGCGACCTTCAGGGAATGAACCTGCCGAGCTACCGCTGCTCCACCCCGCAGTTTTCGTTTCGCGGTGCAAAATTCGTTAAAATTCGCGGGTATGGCAAATAGAGTGTAAGGTTTGTACACTATATTTTCATATTTGGCAAAAAAGTAGGAATTTTGCACCGCGAAACAACAATTTTAACTTATGAATGGCAGCAAAAACAAACGCAGACATTAAAGAGTTCGCGGAAGCTCTTTTTATGCAGGGAACACCCCAAAACATCATTGCCGAAAAAGTCGGCGTGTCCGCAAACACAGTAAGCCGTTGGGTAAAAGAAAATCATTGGAGCGAAAAACGCGCCGCACAAATTCTTACGAGAAAAGAGGTCGTAAATAATGTGTTGCGTTCGATTAACCGACTTGCCGAAAAACTCGGAGAGGTTGAGGATGTTTCAATGGTAGGTGGTATAGCCGATCAACTATCTAAATTATCGGCAACTATCAACAAATTAGACAAAGAGGCTTCTGTGGTTGATTTCATAGAGTGCTTTATGGCATTTGGGAAATGGCTCGAATATCAATCCACCACCGATCCCGATATTTCTTCGGAGTTCCGTAAAATGGTAAACAAGTATCAGAACAAGTACATCATGGAACTACTCGGTGCAAAAATCTAATTAGTTATGAGCAAACTGTCTGAAAAAGAATCATATCGGGAATGGCAAAAATGGTGTGAAACAGTACAATCTAATACGGTTGTAAATAATAAAGAAACAACCAGCGAGAAGCGCAAGCGTATCAAACGCCTGTTGGAGAACTATTCGGATTTTGTGGATTATTACTTTCCACACTATACGGATGACGCAGCTACAGGCAAGCATACCGCATGCGCTCCATTTCATATTAAAGCAGCTAACTATATACGCTCACACCGCAATTTACAATATGCAGCCAAATGGGCGCGTGGTCACGCCAAGAGCACCCACTTTGACATATTCATACCTTTATGGCTCAAAGCACAGCAAGAAATGTGGCTAATGGTGCTTGTTGGAAAAAGTGAAACCAATGCTATGACACTACTTGGCGATGTTCAGGCAGAGTTAGAATTTAATCAACGCTATATTGCAGACTTTGGCAAACAAAAAGTTGAGGGAACATGGGCTGATGGCGAATTTGTAACTACGGATGGTGTGGCATTTTTTGCTCGTGGTCGCGGGCAATCTCCTCGTGGTTTACGCTATCGCAGCCACCGTCCTGATTATGTCGTTATTGACGACTTGGATGATGATGAGTTAGTTAATAACCCCGAGCGTGTTGCACGCCTTACAAAATGGGTCAAGGAGGCATTATTTGGTACATTGGATGGTGGACGCGGTCGCTTCATTATGGTCGGAAACCTTATCGGTAAAAACAGTGTACTCGCCAACTTTATTGCCTCAGATGGTGTAGTGGTGTCAGAGGTTAATGTTTTAGATAAAAATGGTCAGCCGTCTTGGGCTTCCAAATGGTCGTTAGAAGAAATCAAGGCACAAGAGCGTTTTATGGGTTACACTTCGTTTCAACGCGAAATGATGAATAACCCTATTACAGAGGGTTCTGTGTTCAAACATGATTGGATCAAGTGGACGAAGCCATTACCTTACTCTAAATATGACTATCTCGTTTGTTATTGTGACCCCTCTTTCAAAGGCTCAAGCAAAAACGACTACAAAGCCATCAAGCTATGGGGTAAAAAAGGCACAGATCTACACCATTTAGCAGCATTTGTTCGACAATGTTCTGTAGCAGAAATGGTACGCTGGTTCTATGATCTATATGAACGCATACAGGAAAGCAATGCGATATGCGAATTTTATATAGAAGCTAACTTCTTACAAGATATATTGCTTGATGAATTTACTCGCGAGGGTAAAGTAAGAGGATACCAATTACCTATTCGAGCGGATAAACGCAAGAAGCCCGATAAGTTTCAGCGAATAGAAGCTATATCTCCACTTTGGGAACGAGGTTTTGTATTCTACAATCAAATTTTACGAAACGATCCTGATATGATGGCAGGATTAGAGCAAACACTTGCCTTTGAAAAAGGTATGAGTGGACACGATGACGCGCCAGACGCTGATGAGGGCGCAATATACATATTACAACAGCGCACGCGAGTAAGAACTTTTAAGCCCTCTTACGGACGACGCAAAACACCAACAAACTCATGGTAACATTACAACAATTTTTCCTCCGAGTGCAACTCGGATTCTCCCGCATGTGGATTGTGCGTTGGAGTAAAGCACTTGTGTTTCAAATCAGACTAAATCAAGAGAAACGCGAAGCCGACTATCGACACGGAATGACAGGACAGAAAATGCTTGTATTATGCGTTGCGGGTCGTCCATTATGTGTCAGTAAAAAGCGAGTAAAAGAACTTATCAAAGAGGGCTTTTATAAGCACGGCACAAAAGCCGAGGATATAGAAAAATTAGCACTTTATAAAACCGCATAGCCGAATGTTCCTACAAACAAATGATTATAAGGTGGTATGTACACCTACGGATCTTGATATAATCAGCCAAAGTAGCGAAGACATACGCCAACAGGCGGAACAAACAGCTATAGAGGAAGTGTCAGGTTATGTGCGGTCGCGCTATGACATCGCCAAAGCATATAAAGCAGAGGGGGCAAATCGCAATCCTCTGCTTGTACAACTCACAGTAAGCATAGCGTTATATTACCTTGGCATGTGGCTGCCCTCATTTATGGGAAACGATACACGCGAGGCTCTTTATAACAATGCCGTTGCGCGCTTAAGAGATATTCAAAAAGGTGCTTTTACGCCAGATTTCCCTCGCTATGTAGATGAGGGTGCAGGTGGAGATAAACAGGGAAATTCAATCCGCTATGGTTCTATTCCTCCAAGTAGATATGATTATTAAACACTTTTCAAAAACTAATTAAATGGGATTTCTTGATTTATTCAAACAAAAAAAGAATGCGGTACCACAAACCGTAACGCTTGAATCCTTGCGTTTGGCTGCCCGAGCAAACAACTCGGCGGGCGGAAATAATGCCAAGCGCAAAAATCTTATTATGCTATTAGAGCAACACACGCAGAGCCTTACGAAACAAGATGTCGGCAAATGGCGTACTGCTTGGCAAATGGCAATAAATATAGAGAATCCAAGACGTGCTAATCTATACGACATATACACCGACACAATGATAGATTTACACCTCACAGGATGTATTTCGCAACGCAAGGGAAAAACATTGCTTAAGTCGTTTGTAATAAAAAACAGTGACGGCACAGAAGACGATGAGGCTGTCAAGATCTTCGAGAGCGAATGGTTCTATAATTTTGTATCGTTAGCTCTTGATAGTCGTTTTTGGGGACATTCGCTTATACAATTAGGCGACATTATTACTGATGAAAAGGGATTGCGTAAATTCGCCAATGTGGAACTGGTACCGCGTAAGCATGTGATACCTGAATATGGCGTATTTGTGCGCGAGCAAGGCGATAGCTGGGAACAAGGCATTGACTATAGGCAAGGCAGTATTTCGGATTGGTGTGTAGAGGTAGGAGAATCACACGATTTGGGTTTGCTGTTAAAATGTGCACCACATTCTCTGTCTAAAAAGAATATGACCACTTATTGGGATGTATTTGGTGAGATATTTGGCATGCCTATGCGTATTGGAAAAACAAACTCGCAAGATCCAAGCGACAGACAACTTTTAGAGGATGTATTGGCGAACATGGGTGCTGCAGGTTGGGGATTGTTCCCTGATGGAACGGATATCGAAATTAAAGAATCAACACGCGGTGACGCTTACAATGTATATGACAAGCGTATTGATCGTGCAAACTCTGAAATATCCAAGGGAATACTCAATCAAACAATGACAATTGATAATGGCTCATCACTTTCGCAATCTGAAACGCACCTTGAGGTGTTCGAAAATGTATGTGCAGCAGACGCACGATTGATTAAATATATTGTCAATGATAGACTTATCCCTAAGATGATACGCCACGGTTTCGACCTAAAAGGCAAATCCTTTGATTGGGATGAAGCTTCTACATATACCCCTGCGGAACAGCGCGAATTTGAAAGGATGTTGCTACAATACTTTGATATTGATCCACAGTATTTCATTGACAAATACAAGATTGACATCGTAGGTATTAAAGAAAGTGCAGGTGGTTTTTTCGAGTAGAGGGCGACGCTAAAAAGCCAAGTACCCAAAAGAAAAAAGACTTATACAAACAGTTTAATCTTGCACTAACATCCTTGTACACAAGCGACACCTTGGCATTAGCAAAGGACAAACCAATTCCTTTTAATCACGAGGTTTTTGCCAAGGCAGCAAAACGCCTATTTGATGAGGGAAAATTCACTGTGGATTTGCTTGCTACAGATGAGGGGCGAGGATTAATTGAAGAAACCTACAATGTTTTGAATGGTGCAATATCATTCTCCATCCAAGAGGAAACGCCGTCAGAACTAACAGCAGCTTTGCGTAATAATGTATTTGTGTTTTCGGGCTTTAAGTCCTATCATCAGTTACGAGAAGCGAGCTCCTTACTTACTCGCGAGGATGGATCTGTACGCTCCTTTAGTGAGTTTGAAAGCGAAGTAAAGCGCGTTGATGAGAAATATAACACGCAATACCTATATGCAGAATACAACCACGCCGTACACTCTGCACAAATGGCAAGCAAGTGGCATGAATGGGAAAAAGACGGTGACGAATATAATCTGCAATATCGTACTGCAGGCGATGAAAGAGTGCGGGAAGCACATGCAGCTCTTGAAGGTGTAACACTACCACCAAGCGACAAGTTTTGGGAACGATACTTACCGCCTAACGGATGGAATTGTAGGTGTCAAGTCGTACAGGTGCTGCGTGATGACTATCCTATGAGCAATAGCGACCGCGCTACTGAATGGGGCGACAACTGCACGAGCGACAAAAAAGCACAAATATTCCGATACAACGCAGGAAAAGAACTCAAAGTATTTCCACCCAAACACCCATATTTGCCAAAAGGGTGCGGTGATTGTCCGAGAAAAGCAAGTACTTTGCTACTGACAAAATCTGACCGTCCACTACCACAATGTAAAGCATGCGGAGAGATATTTAATCAATGTTTGAAAAGACAATATAAAGAAATTCGTTCTTGGTCAAAGGAAAATATACCAGAAAAAACAGGTTGGCAAATCAAAGGAGAAAACTTAGCAACTGGCTCCATCAAGATTACACGATCTGCAATAAAGGGTGTATTAGGACATACCTTAAACATGGCTGTTAGAAACTCCATGTACGGCATACAAACGGGTGTTTTGAAATACAAATATATCGGTTGGAAAGAAACTGACAAGGGTAAGCATTCAGACGCAGCTTTCTTTACATATTACGAAGTGGAGATAGCAGGGCATAAATACTATGCTAATGTGATTGCAAGTAAAGCATACCAAAGCGAGGTATTATATTGTATCTACGAAAAGTGTGACTTGGATCGTTTGCGCCACGATGAACTGCCAAAAATAGAATGAGAAAAGACGGCTAAAAACGTCGATAGGATCCAATCTCCTAAGCGAATTACATCAGCCGTCTTTAATATGACGGAGCAAAGGTACTACTTTTTTTTGAACTGACCAAATAAATTTGCATTTTTTTGTTGAATGGCAAACATTTATGATAAAATACTGAAAGACGGCAAGGTTAAACTAACAGAAATGTTTGATCGTAACTTTACCGAACAGGGTTTTTTCGGCAAGAAATGGGTTGCGACCAAAGCAAGCAAAGTAAACAAAGCAGGCAAACAGGGTTCTATACTGATTGTAACAGGACAAATGCGCCGCTCCATACGCTCGTACATTCGTGGCAATGGCATTGTATTCACAAGCAACTTGCCATACACAGCGTTACATAACGAGGGTGGTACCTTTGCAGTAACAGTGCGCGCACACAAACGGATATCCAAAAATGGAAAGACCTATAATGTGCGGAGCCATACTCGGAACACAACCATGCCACAGCGTCAGTTCATCGGCGAACATGCACGAGTACAAGAAGCACTGAGCGATATAGTAAACAAAAACCTGCAACAAATGAGCGAACAACTCGCCAAACAATTTAATCAGAAATGAGAATAAGATTATACAACGACATTACGGCGCGTTTGGCGCGCGTTCGTATGGTGGATGGCATTCCTGCCTATGTGAGTACAGAACGAGCCACAGAAGCCACAGAAACGCCCGACATGAAAGTTATTAAGAGTTTCGACCTGTGGAATGAGAATGTGGTACACCTCACCCAGCAACGCCCATTCCAAACACCTGCTGTATTTATAGAGTTTTTGCCTATAGTATGGCAGCAAGTAGGAAGAAAGGCAAAAAGGGCAACTGTAGGTGTACGCCTGCATGTTGTAACCGCTACACTTGCAACCATGAACTCGCCATATAAAGAGAGTGTATTATTTCCGTTGTATCTTATTCGAGCAATAGATACTGCTATGCGTGGTATGGCAGGGGTCGCAGATGAACGAGGATTGAGCTACAGTACATTTGTACATGCCGAATCTGCAACCGATCATAATCACGAGCAAGTAAGTGAACATATCGAAACATGGCAGACAAAGTGCCATGATTGTTCTGCTGTGCTACAAGATAATCATATTCAGACACCGAATGATGTCACGCTGGATGATGGGCGTGTTTTTAGTCCTTGTTATAATGAGAAATTTGCATAGGTAGATTATTGCATAAAATAGAGAAACGCCACGCGGTTTGTTCCGTGTGGCGTTTTCTATTAAAATAATTCAAGCTGTCGTGGGTCGGGTGGCTCTCGTAGATCACCAAGAGGCGTTTGTATGTATTTAAGGTATGTACGGTAACACATAGGGTAAACAGGATAGACATGGTTACGCCATACTGCTTTATAGCATTTGGCAGCATTGCCAACCTCATAATGCTGTTGGGTAATAGCACATACATGTTGTATGCGAAGCAAGGTGTTCTTATGATGTTTTACAGGTGCTGCCATGTTGTTAATGAATAAATGAATTTAGCTTTGTTAATCTCCGAGTTAGTCTTCTTTGTAAGGCTTTACGGAGAGTGTTCCGACAGAATGGCGAATAACTCGTCCGCTACCTTGGCATGTGGAGCATGTGCAACGCTTCCCCTCGTCGTTTAAGCTATAGCCTCTGCCGTGGCAATGACGGCAGAGGGCTACATTGGTTGTGTCAAAAGGCGTAGTCATTATGCTTCCTCGGTTTTAGGCTCCACATAGAACGATTCGTCTTGTACGACGGTGATACCACACTTTGCCATTTGCTCTCGCATGGCTACTTGTTTGTGCTCAATGAGAGCCACATCCGTGAGTTCTAACATTGCATCGCGGTCTGCAAGAAGTTTGTCCTTGGCAATCTCATCCGTGGTACGGATATATGTAGGTAAGAACTCTTTAACAAGGTTCAGTATGCTTGCCCAAGTGAAGCCTTTAAGGGGTTTTAACTTGGGTGTGCCTGTACGGAAACCAATGGTACCATTAGTTAGGTCAAGGCTTTTCTTCTTTGCGAATAGTGCCTCTTGATTTTCGGACGCGTATGTTTGCAATGTTTCAAATGCAAGTTCGCGTTCATTCTCTAATTCGGTAAGCTCGTTAGCATACTTTTCACGGATCTGTGCAAATTGCAAATCCATTTCAGCGTTGATTTTGGCTGTTCGTGCAGCTGCTTTTGCATACGCTGCCATAGCCTCGTTAGCACCATCGGCGGTAACGCCAGTAATGATAGTTTTCTTTTTACGGTTTGTTGCCATAGTTTTGAAAATTAAAAGTTAGTAAATGAGTATTATGCTTCTGCCGTAGCCATAGGTACGGCATTGTGGATTGCGAGTAGATTATTAACCATTTCGTCCTCACGAAGAATTTGCTCAATGGCTTGTTTGTCCTTTTGCTTGTTGGTAAAGGTGCAATAGAGATTGCGCAAGCGTTCGGTGGGTATAGCATTGAAATTTTCGTACTTGGTAGCCCGACATGCAATAGACTTGATGTATTCGAGATTGTCGGTAGTGTTTGATTTTTCTTTTCCTGCCAAGCGCAGCCAGCCACCAATAGCAGCAATGACGCGTTTGCGCTCCTTGCTCTGCTTGGCGATGTCGGGTCGTGCATGCTTCTCCAAGGAAGCGCACAGGTCAATGAGTTGGTGGTTGTCAAGATCTGCACTACTGATAACCTGATAATTTTGCCACAACATCACGCGGCGTTGCTCATCAGACATGCGCAATTGATTGCACAAAGCGTGGTATTTGACCAATAGGCGTTTGCGTTCTGTTTCGATAAATGATTTTGGCATAATAGCTGGGTGTTATTTAGTTAGATTATTCTTGCGTCGTATTCGTCGGCTCCTTGTTGCCAAATAGTAAAAGGTTCTCCACCGTGTCCATCTCGCGTTTGAAAGCGCGTAGTGATATACGCTCGAAATCCCTCGACATGGCATTTGACTTCGGATAGTTTGCGCACATGCTGTGCGATGGCGGGATATGGTTTGTGGTTTTCTTCGTGTGCAATGAAGATAAATAGTTTGTCGGGGAACTCGTCCATCAGATCCGCAAATGTGCGCCGTGTGAAGCCTGTTAGTGCCGTGATACTATCAATGACTACAATTTGTGGCGAACGCTTTTTGCGCAAGTGTATTTTAAGCTGTGGAATTTGCTCTTTATTGAAGATAACCACCTTATTGCCAAGTGTCTGCATATCTGCGTTGCACCATGCGTTTTGAAACGACAGGGATTTTCCTTGCTCAATGGTGTCATACGCTGCACGCGGTACAAACTCGGTAAGATATTTGAGCAACTGTAGCGCAAAATGGGTTTTGCCTGTTCCTGATTCTCCATAGATGAGCCACGCCCCGCGCAGTTCGGGTTTGCCGAATGATTCGAGCCACTCGCCTGAAAACTCCGCCACTTGAAAGTTGGCGTTGCATAGGTTCTTGTTACTGATTGCGCGTGCCATGTGATAGGATATTATTGGTTATTGGCAGCTTGTTTGGCAGCATGTACAAGTCGTTTTACACGGCGTAGATCACACTCGCTATCATCAATAATGCGTGCAATAGTACGGCGATCTGTAATGCCATTTGCAGCACACACATCCGCAATAGTACTGTCATTGACAACAGGCATAGGGATGAATTTACGACCTATACGGCTGTATATCTCACGGTAACCTTTTCTATTGTTTTGTACACCGCGCTTAATACGCTTTTCGAGGTATGGCGTAGCGCAAAGCAGTATGCCACATTGATCTTCGAGTTGGTTATAAATGGTAATGAAAAAGTGTAGTACTTGGTCATTGAGTTTGTCCGCTTCATCTAATACGAGTACTACATTATCAAGGCGTTTCAGTCGTATCATAGCCTCTGCCACCATTTCGCCAACCGTATTGCCGATATAGTCGGTTCTGCCCAATGCGCGGAGCAACTCGTTTAGGAAGAGTTTACGGTTCCAATACTCTGAGCAAGAGAGTACAATCACATTTTGGTTTTCAGCAGCATATTGCTTGATGGCTTGCGACTTGCCACATCCAGCGTCGCCTGTTACGGCGAGTACGATTGCGTTTTGTTGAGCGTCACGCAGTAAATGGTACATGCGCGTATAGCCCTCTGTAGGAATGACCTGCCAACCGTTAGCGTCATGCCCGATTTGGCTGGCAATAGTACGCCACATTTCATCAGAGATTAACTCCCAATTTCCATTGAGTACTTGGCTAATGGTGGCTCCACTGACTTGTCGTAGTGTGCGAGCTGCTTGGTTCTGACTGCCTTTGGTTGCAGCATAGGCGCGCAATTTGTCGGCAATGGCTTGTTTTTCGTTGTTAGTAATCATAAGTTTGTATTTTTAGTATATTGTAATTAGTATAGTTCCCATGTAGATTCTTCTTGTACAACTTGCGCCTCTTCTATGGCAAGTGGTTGAGCTTGTTGCAATCTGCGTTCGCTGCAACGATCTTTGTGTTGTCCACGGCTATCTGTAATGAGCGCGCGGGTGAGTACATTGTCAAGTTGTGGATTGCTTCGGAATAATACCTCTACCTTTTGTTGGGCTTCGGCAAGGGTATTAGATACATGCGTTTCCAGCTGTTTGTTCGTTGCTGCTATTAGTGCAAGTTGCTCCGCATCGCCCTCTTGGCGATCTGCGAGTGCCATCGGCTGCACATACTTTTCTTTGAGCATAAAACGCAGGCTTCCATCCTCATTTACAGCCAAGACATTATCCAAATTGTCAGGATCATACTTAACATTCCAACGAATGTGCGAATACTTGCGGAAAGCGATGTCGGTTGTGTCGTACTGACGGCGTTGTCCAAGTATGCGGATATTCAAACCGCTACCCTCCAAGGCATTCTTGTAGCCTGTTTCGCTACCAAATGTAAGGAGATATTGTTCATCAGACAGAGGACGACGGAGATCTTCGCGCACCTTTTCCCATGCCTTGAGATAGTCGGCTATTTTCTTCTTACGTTCAGCAGCTATGATTGCGTCAATCTGTTGGCGACATCCCGCTTCATCAGGGAATGAATGGCGGTGTTTATTAAGAGCGTCGGCGTTAGGTTGTTTGTGTTTGTCAGATGTAATGCCAAAGCCCGACCAGTTAGGCATTAGTTGGCAATATGTTTGGTTTATAGTTTTGAAATAGCGTTCAATCGGCTTCGCCTTGGCATTGCCTACGCGGGCTGGAATATATTTATCAGCACAAACTGAATAAATAGGGGTCATGGTTTTAATTGAGTATTGGTCACTCTGCAGCTCATCCACTTTCATACGGCAACCGAATAACTGCGCTGTGTGGTTCATGGCATTGCGCATGGCTTCTATAATGAGCGCAGAACACTCTTTTTCGCCTATGGCATATCCTATTGGGTATTTATTAAACGCGTCTAACACAACTACTACAGTGAGGCGATTGCTATAGGTAATAACTCCGTTAGGATTGCGTTTTTGGAAATAAAGCTCTGCCGTCCATCCATCTACAGACCACAGTAACATTGGTGTACTTGGTGCGCGTCGTGTAACCTGCAATGTGCGTACATTGTTAAACTCACTTTTACCGAGGCGCGCAGAGGCAGTTTCAAGATCACAACGCTCACGCCAAGCAGCTACAATCTTCGCTGTGATAGGTTTCCACTTATCAAGTTTTTCGGCTACGGTGTTATACAGGCGTGCCACTTGTTCGTTGTCAAGATTTCGGTAGTCGGAGATAAGGCGTACCACAAGTGCTCTTTGTTCCTCTGTTTGAATGGCACTTGCGTTGGCATTCTGATACTTGCCTGATATAAATACCTCATAATGACGACCGCCATCGCGGAAGAACTCGTTGTATTTTTGTTGCAATCGGCGCGCATTAAGTGGTAGATTGTGATTATATGTATCTGCAATGCGTGGTAAAGCCTTGGCTGCACGCGCCCAAAATTCTCCTCGGTTTACATGTGGGCGACTAACTTTGCTCCGTGCGCTATCGCCACGCTCCAACACAATACGAAAGGCTTCCATGATAGCAGCATTGTTGGTGTATAGTGCCTGCTTTTCTGTATCAAGACCGCGAATGCCATCTATCTTATACTCCGCATAGAATGTAGTCGCCTCTCCGCTAATGGAGATTGTTTCTACAAACACACGGCTTTCCGCCTCCGCCTGCAAATCAGGAAAACGGCGTTGAACCTCAATGCG